CACAGCAAACAGGATCTCGGTACACCACATCAACCCCGTACTTATCTGCTTCTTCTGCCAACTCATCACCATCTGTACCGACATAGATGTTTGTGATGTTTGCTGCTTCCTTCAACTGTCTCAGCTTTCGGCCTAGCAATGTTTCATTCCCAATCATGCACAAGTTCTTATTGGGGATTCTAGTGCTGCCTTTTCTTACTGGGACAAGTGCTGCTATCTTCATGCAAACTGGGATGCTTCTAGAAATGTAACGCCATTAAACTTATCGTAGTCATCACAGTCTTTTAATTCATATGCATCAATGCTGGTGTATCCGTTATCAAGTGCCCAATGAAATCTATTGTTGCCCATAAACACCCGCCACTTAGCACCAACTCTTTCCCATCTTGGCCTGCAGATTTTATACAACTCAGCTTCTAAGTTATCTTCAGTACAGACAAGGATAGGATTTAACATTCCTTTTGTAGCAATAGACTCTAGGAATACTTCTCTCCACTTTCTGTCTATCTCTACATCATCCATCTTATGGCAGTCATTTAAGTTAACTACAATAAGACTTTCAGGATAAACTACATTTACAGCTTTTAAGTGCATAACGTGAAAATAGGGTGGCCCCTTGTGAGAGCCACCCTACACCTTCTAGCTATTAGGCCAGTTGGTCACGATCCACTTCGTCAGCACTGCTGGTGACGCTGTTCATGTCAACAACAACAGCGTACACACGCAGCTTACCAACCGTCACGTCAGCCGAAGCAGCGATCAACTTAACGTCAATCGTATCGGTAGTCGTGATAAGCTGGGTAAAGGTAGCTTGGCTGGTCAGGTTAGCACCACCGTTGGTACCGGCAGCAAGATAACCAGTCGCCGTAACGTCACCACCGTCAACAATGTCATCGCCTTCAGCGAAGTCAATGTCAACCGTAGGAGTCGTACCGTTGAATGCCGTAAGAACTTGGGCACCAGCAGCAACGATAAAGGTACCAGCAGGAATCTCCAGCACTTGGAAAATGTCGCCATTCACACAGGTGTAGTTGGAAATCTTGCTGATGTCCAGAATTGCTTCAACCATGTACGCTTGATTGCGAACATCCGGCAGAGCAGCAATGCTGCTTGCAGCGGTTGAAGACTTGGTAGAACCGAGGGTCATGTCATAAATAGCCATTTAAAGTTTCTCCCTTAAGCTACGTTGTAACGAGCAACGGTAAGAGCCTCAGGACGCAGAATCTTGCGACCGTAGAGGTGCATACCACGCACAATATCAGCGAAGCTGTCGGGGTCACGATAGCTTTCTGTCTTGGTGATCTGCTGAGCAGAAGCAACCGAAGCGGAGTGACCAGCAACGATGATGCCGAAGTTGTCACTCTGGTTAGCCGTGCCGGTCGTTCCCGGGCCTGTACCAATCTTAGGCAGGTTGTTGGAAACATAGACCTTGAAGCCATGCAGGTTGTTCAGGAGCAGACCGTTTTGCAGGCCAGCACCGCCGAAGTCGGCGTTAAGCAGACGGCTGTCCTCATCCTTCAGGACTTCCACGAACACGGGGTCCACAACCAGCCAGCGACCGGTGGTATCGACAAACTGGGTGTCCAGCAGACGAGCCATACGGGCAATGATGGTCAGGGGCGAAACCGTGCTAGCACTGGCAGCAGTAGCACCAGGGAAGCGAGGAGCGATAGGAATCGAGTGAGCAGTGGTAGCACCAGTCGTGGTGATGTTACCGAAGCTAGCCTTGCCAAGCTTCATGCTGGAGAGCAGTTCGTCAGCACCGGCAGTCGAAACAGCCTTGGTGCCAGGAGCAGTCGTACGAGCAGCGGAAGCATTGGTGTTCTTAGCAGCTTGCTGGAAGCCACAGAGATAGCCAAGAACGTCTTGGTCATACTGGTCACGCAGACGATAGGCAGCACGATCAGAAGCCAGGGACATGAAGTTCACATGGCTGTGAGCAGCTTCGATGTCATCCACTTTGAATGCGAAGTAGTTCGCTTGGTCAACGACCAGCGTGAAATCCTCGTCATCCAGATCCTGAGCAGTGATCTGCGTACCACGAGCGTAGGACTTAACCGTCAACTCGGGTTCTTTGATGATCTTAACGGAATCTCCGAAGTTGGCGATTTCGCCAAAGTAGTCAGAGTTAGTGATGGCTTCAATAGTAGAAGCCTTGCGGAATGCAAGTTGTACCTGCTTGGAATAGATAACTGGGGAAAAGTTACCATTAGGCAGGTTGCCGTAACCGGCAGCGGTAGGAAATGCCATGATGTTTGTCCTCCTAAGACAATGTAAAAGTAAAGTAATCTCTAGCCAAAAGGCTAAAGGTTAAATACGCTTTAACACTACCTACAGAGGCTGAAGTTGCTAGGTGCGCCTTTGAGTCGGATGCCTCCTTCTCTAGACGGGCTATCAACGAATCAGGTATATCTGTGTTCGTTGTTATGCGTTACAAGTTATACAGTTGGTAACCTGTGCAACAGGGGCAACTTACTGAGAGCAAAGAGTGTTTTACCCTTTGACCCTCAGTTATAATTAAATTAAATTATTTGTCAAGTATTATCGTGCGTTACCCGACAAATCATACACAAACTTACCAGCACGAATGGCAGCTACAATTTCTTCTTGCCTAGCTTCATACTCCCGCTGGGACATCTTTTCTACGTCAGACTCTCGGATTACCCCAGATTCAGCCGACTTTTCTGGGGCAGTGCTGCGGCCTGTAGCAATACCTTTGGCAGCTTCACGGTCAGAATCTTTACGGCTTTTCTTGGTAATACCCATGTCTGCTTTGTACAGGTCAATAGCCCGGGCAGCAGAAACAGCATCCGTTTCATTCTCATACAGAGCCTGCTGCACCCACTTGGGCTGAGCCTCGACCCAAGAATGAAACTCATCTTGGTCACGAATCTGATCAAAGTCAGGATGCAGACGCATGAGTTCAGCTTCTGCCTTCTGCTTGAGTGCATCAAGCTGCATCTCATCAATCTGCTTGAGGCGAGTTTCAATGTCAGCAGCCTGCTCTTTAGCTTTCTTGATTGCAATGGTTTCTACAATCTTGGCTACGTCAGGGTACTCAGAAGCCCACTTTTGCAGTTCCTCTTCTGACTTAGGCAGCTTGATTTGTGCTTTAGTAGACTCTTCTAGCTGTGCACGAAGTTCATCAATCTGCTTTTGGAATTCCACCTGTTGCTTTTGGGAATGCCTACGCAAATCCCCGTAGCGTTTCTTAAAGCTTTTCTCTTCTGCAGAAGTAGGCTCTTCGTCCATCTCATCTGACTCTGCCTGCTCTGCTGGTGCAGTATTGTTTTGCACCAATGCTTTTAATTCTTCTTCATCCTTTGCAATGCGCTCATCTAGAGCAGACCGCTTAGCAAATCCTGCATTTTTAATTACTTCAGTTTTAGGTGTGTTCTCCACCACTGCAATTACTTCGCTCATGTTTTCCTCTTTCTTAATGGGGCTAACCGTAGCCGGAAACCGGGGGATCAGGTAGCCATACAATAAGGGGTATTAAGTTTTAACCGCCAGCCCCTTTCTGGTTTTCGGTTTATTCGGGGCAGATTTTACCACACTTACTTCTTTTTTGCTACGTTTTTTTGCTAAGCCACCTTTTTGCATCTTCACTTCTTTGTAACCTGGGGGGATGGGAATCTGTGGTTCGTCATCCTTAAACGGGATATTCATCCTATCGCCTGCATCATTTGAAAAAGTTTTCAAATCATATTTGCTTGCAGCAACTTCTCCAAGCTGAACAGTTGGGTCTGCTCCACTTGCAGTGTCTGTGTACGGAGAAGGCACATCTATCCCAGTGCTAGTTTTTCTACGCTGTGCCGGTTGTCCTCCGGGGCCAACTCCAAGTAAACTATTAATTAGAGTCTGACCTAGTGCTTTTTGGCCCTGCTGCAGCACATACTTACCAACGCCTTCCCAGTCGTACTCTTGATCTGGACTTGGCATCAATTCAATTTTAGATGAATCAATTTCATAATCAGGCTCACCTGTTTCAGTCGTAGGTTTAGCTGGAGCAATCTCGTAATTTTGATCTTGCTCTTTATACGGTGACTGTGCAGGTTCAGGAGCAACCAAACTATAATCTTCTGCAGGTGCATCCTTAGCAAATGTATCTACTTTTAGACCCGGAGTTGAATTCGCAAGGGGGTTAAACCCTTCGCCCGGGGTAGTTGGAGTAATACCAGTTCCAAGTTGTTGGTACTCAGGCAGTGCCTGGATAGTTTCGCCTTCGGCTTCTGACCCAAATACATCTTTAACCGCAGACACTGCTTCACTAACACCGGCAGTAGCCCCTCCAACCAGAGCACCTGTAAGTGGATCTCCGC